GGGCAATCTCCTTTGTAAGAGAAACCGATGGTTTCTTCTCATAATCTTTCTTTGCCTGAATCATCTTCTTCTTGAAAATGACACGCTCATTGTACATCTTCTCCATCAACTCAGGAAGAAATCCTCTTACATCCTTCCTATACTGTGCTCCATTAGCACATGTTGCATATTCACCACTAATATCAATCTCCCGATTTAGAAGCCCTTCAACGCTTGCACTGGGATGTCTAGTCTCCCTGAGGGTTTCTGGACTGATATTATATTGCATAATAAGATGAGGATACAGGCTGTTAAGGTCAAAAGAGACCACCCAATCATACTTTCCTGGTTTCGGTTCCTTGACATAAGCACCTGCGTATTTTTCGTTTTTATGTGACCTATTCTTAGGAGGAATAACTATATTCCTTCTCTTCAAATAGTTATAAATGATGGTATCCCACATACGAACTTGATAGAATACATCCTCATAATTCACCTTAGCATCATATGCCATAGTGAGAGCAAGTTCAATCAATTTCATCTTGTCTTCCAGACGGTCAACAAGTTCAACGTCAATTATATTATACTCTACAAACTTCTGCCAACCCTTTGTGTAGAAGTCCTTAAAAGTATCAAACTCACTGTGATCTAACTTCTTCTGACCAAGTTCTACACTAGCAATATAATCCAACCTATAAGACTCCTGTGCCTTATAAGTAAACTTCTTATATAAGTCTAGGTAGTCTAACTGTGAGACACCACCAATATCAAAGGTTATATGTCTACGACCCATGATATGAGTTTCATCCTCAGTCACCAATCCCCAAGGTGACATACGCTTCATTAATTTCTCACCAAGGATTCTTTCAATCCTGCGGCACATATATGGAATATCATATAACTTACTATTCCATCCAGTGATAACTTCTGGTGTATTAGATTCAATCATCCACCAGTTAATGAAATCATTTAAGAGTTCATACTCTGTCCTGAATGATTTGTATGTTACATTCTTCTTAGTATTATTAAATGGTCCTTGACCCCAAGTAATAATCTGTTTAGTTGTATAATCCTGAATTGATATTAAAAGTATCTCTTCTGCACAAGATTCTACATCAGGGAATCCATATTCGGACTTAACCTCAATATCAAGTGTAACCAACTTGATCTTATCAATATCAAATTTTAATTCTTCTTCTGGATACTTATCAGAAATATACTGGTATATGAATCTTTCATTACCGTAGATATTAAAATTCTCTACATCAGTATACTTCTTTATAAATTCTCTACAATCACGTACACTTCCAGGTTCAATTGCTTCTACACATTCACCTGTTAAAGTTTTATATTTACTCTTTTTCTTAGAATTAACAAAAAGAGTTGGATAGAATTTCTCTCTGGTTGCAAAGTGTCTTCCATCCTCATAACCACGAACCAAGAAGTTGTCTCCAACCATCTGTACGTTTGTGTAGAATCTCATTATTTAAGAAGGTCTAGATACTGTTCTAGTAAAGTTGGGGTTGGGTCTGCCAATGTAAGTATTTTATCAGATCCCATCATGAATATGGTGTCCCTTGTGACACTTTCTAAAAAGGGCTCTAATACTGTCGCACCCGATTCAGTAATAATAACATATGGATTAACTAGTTTACAATCAGGTTGTCCAATATCAAGGGCAGCAACTTCTACCACCTCAGATATTAGATACTGATTATTCGCCAGTGCTATTACTTTGATTGTTTGTTCCATTTGTTCCATCTAATTTTTCCAAATACATTTTCTTCAAACTATCTAGGGGTTCCATAATTGTAACCACATAGTTTCTTGGTACTACTATTTCTTTATCAGAAGTTAATAACACCCAAGGTGATAATCTAACTTGAACTGTTCCGTCAGATTCCTCATTTTCTTCCATAAGAACTTGCTGAGATGAAGAAACTCTATGTGGACTTCCTAATAGATACCCTACTGGGGTTCCATCATCCATAAGTTCTTTCATCTCAGCAATTACCTGATCTCCACCATGAAGAATAGCTAATTTAATTGCCATGTTTTATTACGATCTTTCTAATATTATACCACAATTTCACCAATTGTCCATGACTTATATCCATGACCGTATATCCTAAGTTGAATATCAGTTACCACTTCTTCTGGTACTACTAAACAATACCCAATACCCATATTAAATACTTTCTTCATCTCTTCTTCTGGTATCTCACCAGCAAGCATAATCTTCCTGAATAGTTCTGGGAAAGACCAAGAGTTATAATCTACATGTGCTTTTAATCCATTTGGAATACATCTAGGAAGATTCTCTGGAATACCACCACCAGTAATATGTGCCATACCAAGAATAGGAAACTCATCCAATAAATCTTTTACTAATTTCACATAGATGTTAGTGGGATTAAGTAACTCAGGAGTACCTTTACCAATATAACCATCCTTGTAAGTAATTTTATGTCTCCATAACATATCGTTGATTAAACTATATCCATTACTATGAAGTCCACTACTCTCTATACCAATAATCTTATCACCTTCTTTAATTAACTTACCATCTATAATTTCATTCTCTTCTACAATACCTGTACAAAAACCAGCAAGATCAATATCAGCAGAAAAACGACCATGTTCGGCAGTTTCTCCACCTATCAATTCTATTCCTGCCATCTGGCATCCCTTCATAACGCCAAACATTATCTCATCTAATCTATCATCAAGTTTTTTAACAGAAATATAATCTAAAAAATATAATGGTTTAGCACCACAAGTAATAATATCATTGACACACATGGCAACAAGATCAATACCTATGGTCGTATAATCATTAGCAATCCTTGAAATATTAATTTTAGTTCCTACACCATCAGTTCCAGAAACTAATACAGGTTTCTCATATCCTGACGGCATACTAAACATGCCACCAAATCCACCAATGAATGGTAACTTTTCTTTTAGTCTCTCAACAAAAGCATTACCTGCTTCTATATCAACACCTGAATCTTTATAGTTCATAATAGATCATTATCATAAATTATTTGAATACGTTTTGCACTCTGACCCTTGGTATTAATAAAATTTTGATGTAGATAGTCACCACCCAACTTCGTTGCTAGATATTCAATCTCATCAAGAATCTCTTTCTTCACATCATCAGATAAATTTGTCATTATAGTTGAAACTCATCCCATGCTTTTTGTGCTTCTTTACTTCTTTTCTTCTTCCTTTTCTTAGTTGGTTTTTTTCTTGTATCCCACTGATAAAAAGCGAACATACAAATTGAAGTCCAGAAGAAAATTGTCCACCAAAAATTACTCATTTAAATAATTCCCCATCCATTTACTAATTGCTTTATCATACTCTGCTGTATGCTTAAATGCTTCCAATGCAAGTTGCGGTCTCATCTCATCAACAGTACCATCCTTTAAACATTCAATAAATATATCATACTGTTCTGGATTAGTTAATATAGAAACATTCTCATGATTCTTTGCTGCTGATCTTACCATAGTAGGACCACCAATATCAATATTCTCTATTGCATCTTCCCATGTTACATCTGGTTTTGCAACAGTTGCTTGAAATGGATATAAATTCACTACAACAATATCAATAAGTCCAATACCATTTGCTTCACGATCTATATCATGATTAGGATCACCACGTTTTGCAAGAATACCACCATGCACTTTTGGATGTAATGTCTTTACTCTACCCCCAAGAATTTCTGGTGATCCAGTATATTCAGAAACTTTACTTACTGGTATACCTGCATCTTTAATAACTTTTGCAGTCCCACCACTTGATATAAGATCATATTCATATTCATTATATAATGAAGATGCTAGATCAACAATACCTTCCTTATTTGATACACTTAGTAATGCGTAAGTCATAATTTTCCTCAATGTAAGAAGTGTCTCTTTCCTGTAAACACCATAGTCATATCTAGCTCATTACAAGCATCAATAGATTCCTGATCTTTAATACTACCACCTGGTTGAATAACTGCTTTGATTCCATACTCATTTGCAAGTCTTACAGTATCACCAAATGGGAAGAATCCATCACTTGCCAATACAGCACCCTCAATATTATCCTTTGCCGTTAATGCAATATTAGCAGATCCAACACGATTCATCTGCCCAGCACCAACACCTATTGTTGCACCATCCTTTGCAATTAAAATAGCATTAGAACGAACATGTCTTACTACCTTCCAAGCAAAA